GCTTTTCTATACAGATAGTTTGATTTTCGCTATCACTTAAAAGCTTATTTGATAGTTTGTGTAAAAAGTCTAATCTTTGGTTTTTAACCTTAGTGTGAATCTTGTTAAGCTTTCGTTTAGCTTTTCTACCTTTAGTTTTAGAGTACCTTCGTTGAGCATAGGATAACTTAGATTGACTTATAGATAAATATTTAGGATTCTCTATTTTCTCACCTTTAGAAGTAGTAAGATAACTAGATATGCCTAAGTCAATCCCTAAAGTTGTATCTTCCTCAACTTCATGTTTAACTAAAGTAGGACTATCGATTTCACATAAGATTGAAACAAAGAATTCACCTAAAGGGTTTCTCTCTATAGTTGCACTTTTAATAATTCCTTTAATAGGTCTATGAAGAATAACTTTAATACCTTCTCTAAACTTAGGTATAAATAAAGTTTCACCTTCAAGTCTAACATATTGTGGAATATTAAATCTACTATAAGATGACCTTTTAGATTTAAACTTAGGGAATTTACCTCGTTTAGCAAAGAAATTACTATAAGCTGTATCTAAATCTTTAAGAACAACTTGTAGAGTCTGTGAATTAACGAGTTTTAACCAAGGTTTATCTTCTTTCAAACTAGGTAGTAAACTTTGTAAGTCATATCTAGAAAGATTAACCTTAGATTCCTCATAAGTTTTGCTTTTTAGATCTAGGAAGTAATTATAAATAAACCTAGCTGAACCAAAGTGTTGCTCTAAGAGATCTACTTGATCAGCTGTAGGTAGTATCTTATATTTAAATCCTAAGTAACTCATAAGTGCAAATGTAGAAATAATTTTAAGATTAACAAATAATTTAACAAAAAGTTTAACCAAATCGATCCATCCCACTACCCTAAAGGGATAGGGGAATTCTCGATTTAAATTTAGTTAAATCTTTCTAATATACCAAAGTGCAAAACCTGAGATGAATAAGAAAACCGCAAAATCTCCAAAATGATCCCAGCTAGGCACAAAAATAAACCTAAAGAGTAGCAAAACTGTAGTAATTATAGAAATCATCGTACAAATATTTAACCACCCTTTTAAAAAATCCTCAAAATCTTCTTTCATCTTACAAACCTTCTGGAAACGATATATAATCTACTTTCTCGTCCTGCAAATATTGAACAAACTCGGATAATTCTTTAACTATTTCTGGTGGGACTTCTTCATTCTCCCAAGCTTCAATTATATCCTCAACTTCAAACTCATATATCCAAACCTCTGCATAATCACCATCAACTAGGCCATCACAAAATCTCCCTTCTATGTAACCCTCCATCCAGTGCGCTAAGTTCTTTGATATTTTTGGTGTTATAATTACCCTATGAGTGAACACCTTTCCAAATTTTTCTTCTCCTTTTGTCATAGCTTTATTTTTCTTCTTTCCACTCCAGACTTAATTTCCAAACTTGATCTTTATTTAATAGCTCGAACTTACTTGTTTCCATCAATTCTAACGCTCCCTTATCATTCTCCATCTCAAATAAAAACTTACTCTCAAGATGCGCTTTTAGTCTAGCTATTATAATTACGCCTCTATGATAAATCTTTCCCCATCTACCAATTCTCTTATCCCAATCAATACTTACAACTTCATCAAAACTCTCATAAGCTCGGTGTGACAGGAGGGTTCTAACAGAGCTATCGTCGTAGTAGATGTAGTTTTTGGTTGATTTAAATTTTACTTTGGCATTGTAATAAACTTTTCCCGTCTCCTCATCCACAACCCTCTCGAAATGATCTATCCTTCCCCAACCATATCTTACATCAAACACTTCATCATCATACTCGAATTGGCACTCAACGTTTCCCATATCTCCAGGTTATTTTTATTTTATCACTACACTTAAAACACCTAGCTATCATGTAATCTTTTCCCTCCTCAATCTTATAATACTCGTGATCACAGAAAGAATCCTTAAACATGTACTTAATGGTGAAAATAATCAAAATAATTGAACAGATACCTACAAACACATAAGCTAACATCACACTCATTTCTTCTCGTATTTCTTTATTTCTTCGTCTATACAATTAATTTCCTCCTGAATAATCTCTAGCTCAGTTTCTTTAGTATGCTTTCTTCCGTACAACTCTTTAAGCATAATCTCTTCTACAGTCATATCCAGCCACTTAAGATAAAACACTCCAGACTTAGTATTATCCAGAGTCCACCTTAGATATCCTGAATTACCATTGAATGTGAATAAGCCTTTTTATATAGAGTTAAATCATCACCAAATATATTAAACTTCTTACTAAACGATTTTCCTGCTCTCTGAAGTTCAATTATCCGTTTTACCACTTTAGGTATCAGCTCTGTCATAGTTTCTACATATTTCGATTATTTTGCTTGAGGTTACATCTTGTTCTGCGTCCAACTCTATAAACTCCCCACCATAATTTCTAACAAGCTCTAGCATCTCTTTTGCAAACTCTATTGACTCTTCCTCTGTTTGGTTTCTTCCTTTAGCTATGTACGGTTTAGTCCTGTGTAAGAAGATGTTAATATTGTCAAACTTATTCACCTCCTCTAATACTAAATTTCTAAAGTTCTCACTACCGTCTCCATATTTACCATTATAGAATAGAGAAAGGATTAAAGGTCTGTCTGTTATTATGAACTTAACTTTCCCTTTTAACCGGAAGAGTCTATGGTGTTGTTTGGCGAAAAGATAAAGTTCATTCTTAAAGGTTTCATGGCGCTGCTCCCAAACTAGTTCTTTAGCATATTCAGACACTAATTCTACGTCAAATCCTTCCCATTTCATCTTAGCAAATAGTTCAGAAGCGATCGTACTCTTCCCCGTACCTGGTGAACCTATGAGATTTACTACTATAGTTTTCTCCTCTTCTTTCACCTCATCCCACACCTCAGTCGCTTCCCAGTCTTTTTCTATCTGTTCTTTAGGGGTCTTATCGAAATATTCTTTTAACTCTTCTATAAAATTTGTTTCAGTTTCCATCTTTTACTTTCTTTTTGTTATACTGTCTTTTAAGTTCGCTATGCCTCTTGTTTAGGTCGTTTATATAGTCGTTCTGAACTTTAAGTAACTCTAAACTAGCTAAAATCTTGATGTGACTCTCCGGTACAAATGCCCACTTTAGATCAACTTCTCCCTCAATATCAAAACACTTCCACTTCCTTACTATACTTGAAGGTTCTCCATCTTTCTCCTGTATAAACTTTAGATTCTTGATTACCTCATCCTCTGCAAACATGGACAATTCAATTAAGCTATGTATGTATGGGATTAGAGATGAGGTTGATCCTAGAGGTTCCAATAACTCCCTTGAATACTTAGCTAACTTATAGAGGGCTTTTCTTATTTGCAACCCATCTATCGATATTGATTCTATTTGCTTACTCATAATACATCTAAACATTTCGTTAAACAATCTAATCTAACTGCTTCATAATCTTCTCCTTCACCACTAAACGCTATCTCATCTTCCACTTTCCTTCCATCAATTACTGTATAGAGCCAAGCTTTGTGATTAGGAATTTTGACTATTTCTCCGTAGATCTCTTTACTTCTTAGCCACTCGAAAGCCTGATCGTAGGTTGGAGCTGGGATTATCCTTGAGTTATAGTTTTCATTCTCGTACAAAAAGAACTCCTCTATATCCAGCTCGAATTGTTCAGATCTCCATTCCCCTGCAGTCAAGCTTTCAGACTCACCCCACAAATGTACATTCCCATCATCGTAATAAGCTAAGAATAATGATCCTCCAAAACCTTTCTCGTATAACTTCCTAGCCACCTCTACAGGGACGATCCAACTATCATACTTTCTTGCATCTAACATAATCGCATCTTAATCTAGTAGCTGCACTCATCCAAATTCCAACCTCTCTCATATACTCTTCGTGAAACTGTGTAAATTCTTTATTCCTACGCATTTCTTCAAGTTCCATCTCCAGATCCTCGTAGTGCTTCCTTAATTCTCTCACACTATATCCAAGCTTATCATCGTAGTTAATCTTGTACTCACATTTAAAATACTTAGAATCAAAAACTCTCGTAAAACCTTCAAATACAACCTCGTCACTAAAAATATAATCAGCTCCCCACTCCATCTCTCTTCTAAGCTTATTTACAAAGAAATCTACTCTATGCTTCTCAAATTTAACGAACTCTGGATTTAGCATGTTGCGTCTATGCGGATTTCTCTTAAGTAACTCTTTGTCTATATCCTCGAAGAACTCTATGGGCTGATCGAGGAAAACACTAGGATACTTTGAATAACCGTAATGAACCATAAGTATATCTGCAGCTTTTCTATCCCCACCAAAATGAGATAAAACCTTAAGTATAACCTCTTTCTTCTTTGGATCTACTCTAGTTAGTTCTCTCCACATTACTTCTTTTATTGGGTTATTAAATTCAGCTTTTTGTTCTAATTCTCTAGCTTCTATTCTTGTCATTTCCCTTCTCTTTTAATTGCAATACCTCGACTACTTCTTCTATTTCTAACTTATTATTTGCGACATGGTGGATAGCTTCAAATAGTTCATCTTCATCATCTAAGTACTCCACTGAATTACGTCTACATAGGGAAGTTAATACCACAAAGGCTGTCCTCTTATTTCCGTCTCCAAATGGGTGGTTCTTGATTATTGAATTTACTATTGAAGCTATTTGACTTGGCTTATCTTCATAGTAATAATAGCTGGAAAATACACTCTCTAATTGATCTGGCTTTATTATTCGATGTCCAACTCCTGTAAGAGCTTTATTAACATCTACTACAAATCCCTTATCTATTTCAATTACTCCATCCATAACTAGCTATTTTTAAGTCTCTCCATTAAGTTAGGGTAGTTCTTCATTGCAAAATCCACCGCTTCCTTAGCTAATACTTTACTCTTCGTAGTTGCTGAAAACGTTTTTGTCTTTAGCACTACCTTCTTGTTTTTATTTTCTGTTTTCATATCTTATCTCAATTATTCCTTTAAAATCTCTATATACCCACTCTAATAGTTACTCAAAACAATTAATATTTTAAGTTTTATAAGAATCACTAAAGAGTAACTCTTAATGGTGTACTACACACCTCTATTGGATAACTAAAATCTCCAACTACTTTTCTAAGAATATTAAGTGAACCATTGAGATCAGCATTAATTAGTTTACCTTTAGCTGATTTAAATAATCCTCTTTTAATTCTTTTACCTAGATAATTCTCATGTTCCTCTAAAGATTCACCATCTAAAAAGCTACATTTAGAAGTATAGGATTCTTCTGTAAGTATAACATTAATACCTTCTAGTTTACACTTATATTCTAATTGGTTAATAAGTGTAAGAAAAGGTATATTAGTAAAGGCTTGATTATTAGTTCTACCTAAGTTAATGTTTTGTTTCCACTCCTCGTTGTATCCTATTACAAGAGTACTAATATTGTTAGAAACTAGAAAATTCACTATCTTTCTAGAACTTTTATGTAAATAATCTTTAACCTTGTTATTTCGTTTATTTGATATACTATAGATTCTTTTAGTTGTTTTCTTATTACCTTTTAAGTGTGACTGTAGTCTAGCTTATTCCTTATTATAGTATTGATTAATTGACTTTAAAGGTCTACCATTAATAATAAAAGGTTTAACTACATTAGATGAAACAGTAGCTAAATTATCTAAACCAAGATCAATAGAAGCATATCTTCCGTTATCATCTTTAGGTTTAACTCCATCTACCTTATAAACTACTTCGATTACATGATGGTTATTTCTAGGTAAAACCCTTACTTCAACTAAGTTAGATTCGTTAGCCTTTTTAGTAGGTATTTCAATAGATGATTTAGATAGCTTGATTATACCTTTCCTAAGATAAACTTTAGATATAGCACTTTTATGAAAAATAGCCGTATATCTACCATCTTTTTCTAAATATCTTGGAATTCTAACGTCTTTATTATAGTTACTATTTAATTTCTTCTTAAGCAGAGCAAATAATGACTTAAAGTTCCGATCAAGCAACATTAAAGTATTATTAGAAACTCTAGTAGGTAATGCATAATAATCTATATCTTTAGAGTTGGCTAGTAGTTTTCTAACTTCGAAGAAATTTAGATAACCCTTAGTATTAAAATAATGTTGCCTAACTAAGTATAAAGCTCTATTATAGAGATTCTTAGAGTTAAAACATAATTTGTCTAACTCTTTATTATTCTTTATTATATGTCTTTCTACTAAGTACATAATTTAAGTTCATATCAAAAGTTATACCAAAGATCTTCATTAGTTATAGAATGAGTAATAAGGCAAGCCTCATATCACCCACCTTCTCTTCAAATCCAAACAAACTAACCAAACCTTTCATAGTATTCTACTTTAATTAACATTTCAATTTCGTACTGCTCAACCAAGTTATAATCTATCTGGTGAATTACCGTCTCAGTCTCAGGATCATAGAAAAACACATACCTATGCCCATTCACATCGATAACCCCATGACCATCTCTATCTAAATCTACTATTTCAACCATATCTCTTTGTCTTTTATCAATATTGTATTTCCATTAAACTTAGCCTTATACAACTCACCATCCATAACTACAGACCCATTTGAATAGTAAACCCCATCTCTATATAACACTCCGGTATTTCTTTGATTTGAATTAGAGTGTATGTGTGAGAAGGTATGTAGTTTGAGGTTATATAAGGTTTGAATTCTAGTAAGTAAAGCTGAGTCCCCTACCTGATTCATATCTCCATTTAAATCCAGTATTCCCTTAGGTGGACCGTGTGTAATTAGAATATCAATATCATCATCTATAGCATTACACCACCTTTTATATAACTTACCTCTGTCTGCCATAAAAGCCCAATTACCAAAAGAAGGGGTGTAGGGAGAGCCAAATATTTTATAACCCCCCACTTCTATGTGCTCATCTATTAAAAGCTCTACCCCCACTTCTTTCCATAACTTTCTAGCATACTTTAAATTGTTATACTCAAAGGTGTTATGGTTTCCTGGTACAAAGATCTTATAAGGTATGTGACTAAGCTCCTTTCCTACCCACTCTATAAACTGCTTACACTCTAACTCATTCTTAACTTCATCCCTATAATTAGCCCAGTCACCACTATGAATAAGTAGGTCTGTGTCTTTAGGAATATTAAGCTGATCGTGAGTCATGTGAGTGCAGCCTATGTGATGGATTTTAAGCTCTTTTTTCATAACTTCTCATCCAACTTTTTCTCAACCACCTTTAATGATTTACTGATGATATGCTTTATAAGGCTGCTCACTGTAACATCATCTTCAGGGTTCTTCTCCGTGTAAGTCACTGTGGTTCCACCTTTAAAGCTAATTATGATCTCCTCAGGCTTTACTCCTATTTTGTTAATAAGTTCAGCTAAGGTCATAGTTTCTCCGTCAAAGGTTTCCACTGTTTTTAGGTTCTTGTTTTCCATAATTGTTCTACTTTTTGTCTTAATTCCTCTAAGCTCCCGTCGTTAATTATAATAGCATCGAATTCACTATCAGGTATGTCATCTAAATCAACTTCGGAAATGTGTGTGTCGGAACTGTCTATTTCTGGTCGTACAACTTTGATAATAAAAACTCCCTCCTCCTTACATCTCTTAAATTCATTCTTAAATCTTAGGTCTGTTATTATTATATTATCTAAGTCTCGTATCCTGTCAAATAGAATGTTCACCCAGATATCCTTACTTACTCCAGACCTTAAACTATCTCCAACATCTTTCATTAAATCTCTAGGACTCTTTCCCCACCATTTCTCCATAGGTTTCTCTTTCTCAGCTCTATCTTCAAGTCTCCACGGGGCTATATCAAAGGCATCACTAATAAAACTCTTGATACTGTCTGCAAAGGCTCTCTTCTTAAACTCAGGAAACATCTCCCCAACTGTGTCTTTGCCTGACCCTTTCTTACCGGCTATAGCTATAATTGTTTTCTTTTTCATACTTCTTCTTAACTAATCATAAACCAACTAGGGTCATAATTTGAATTTTCGGACTTAAGCTTAGGTATAACATCAATTACATCTTTCACATACCTACCTGGCTTCACTATTCTTATTTTCGTACAATCCTCATAATCATCGCTCTCTATTGAATCTATGAAGTAGTCGAAATTGTTACTTAGAAGATTGGTAAACTCTGGTGAATCCCCTCTCTTTCGGTATCTCTCCAAGTACTCTTCTTTCAAACTTCTATCTGGGTAAGCAATATAATAATGTATTCCAAGGTTTTTAAGAATAGCTCTAGTCTCAGGGTGGCAACTAACCAGTATGTAATTAGCTTTTCCAATCTGCTCTTTTATAGCTCTCTCATAATCTTCCCATCTATTCGGTCCCATGAAATCCGCACTATCAAGGTCTGCTATATGCTTCCCCGCTGCACTACTCTTGCCTAGCCCTGGAAAACCACAAATTACAGTAGTCTCTCTTCCTAGGTATTTCTTGAGTAAATCTGTGAAGCCTCCTATTCTTTCTTTGTCCATATTAATACTTTTTTACTACACCTCTGAGTCTAATAAAAGCAACTCTCTCATCTTCATCTTTAAACTCCTCTTCGTTATAATCCTTCAAGCAACTGTCAATAAGTAGACCCACTCTTTCCTTTATTGTTTCAAACTCCTCAGACTCTCTCGCTCCATCTAGGGTTTCTGTTATCGTATCTGCTAATCTATTCCAAAATACTACATTAACCCTGGAATTAATCTGCTCTTCGTAATCCTCTATTTTCATTTTTATTCCTCTTTGTTTATATTTACCTCTATTATATCTCCACAGTGTCTACACATAAATACCTTACGTTCACCTGGTATGTCTTCCAAAGTCTCAAAAACATGGCTACATCTAGTGGGTTTTTGTTTTGCTCTATATCTCCCAAGTGCGTAGCTCCCAAGGTTTGACACAATTAATAGGAAAACTACCTCTAAAATACTAAATATCATAATAATGGTTTTGCTATCCAAATTAACTCTCTAAAGTTCTTCAAGAATTCATCTCTAAGTTCTTCTGTTTTGAAAGCTAATACTTTGTATCTACAATCATATTCTCTTTTAACTATATTGTCCCAAAAGATTTCTATAACATATTTTAATTCTTTTTCATTCTTCCAATCAGGCTTCCATCCGTCGTTATATCGGTCTCTAAGTTGACACAGTTGAGATAATGCTAAACATGCTTCGGCTTCTGCTCTTGTAGGAAAAACATTTTTAGTCTCCTCTTTAGCAAAACAACCCTTGAATACCTCTACTTTACTGTTACTATCTACATAACAACCGCTAACTCCCATTAAATCTTCCCATCTCTTAGGTAATTCTTTTGCTTCAACTTTCTTAAAAACTATGCTCTCGAAGGTTGACTTTTCTCTATCTATTTCATAACCTTCTGGCACCTGTATTTTCATTTCTTTTGCTTCCATTATTTATCATATTTTATTTTGTTCATTATTTCCCCAAGTTTAGTAAAGGCCTTTAGTTCTTCTTCATTTAAATCATCTTTATTAACTTCACCCTTCACTCTACTAAAATACCTCTCAGAAAGCTCTCTAACTTGCTCAACTTCATCATTACCCAACTCCTTAGCTCCCTCATACACTTCATCAAACTCCTTGGCAAAATGATTCCAATCGCTAATTTTCCGGTAAGATCTAAGCGCTTTTAAGGTTTTCTCTACGTAACTCATTTCATTTTCTTAATTTTATCTCGAATCCCTTTAAATCTAAGATAGGCATTTAGCTCCTCCATGTCTTTGATATTATTCTCTGTGCGTCCCTGTGTTGTCACTTCAAAGATCCTTCTACTATCAGCTTTAAATGACTCGAGTTCTCCTGTAAGCTTAGCGGTTAGACTCTTTCTCTCAAGTATATCTGACCACTCATTCCAATTTCTTATGTTCATTCTTGATTTGGATTCTTTTACTAACTTATCTATTATTTCCATTTTTATTTTAGTTTTAGGAATCTTCGGAAAGCAGCCCTACCTTTAGCTGTAATTAGAGTCTGAACAATAGCTAATCCATTATGACGGTTAATTGATTCCTTTAAAGCCATATACTCCTCGTTCATAGATTTAGCTGTAGGTTTTAGATTACCTTTCTGATCTCTATATACATAACTCTTCTCCAACAACCATTCAATAAAGTCAGTCTGTCTCATGCCGAACTCTTTTGCTGTATCTCTAAAGTTAGTATGAAGGTCTTTATCGACTAGCTCATCAAAATATTCAGCTTTATCTTCTAACGGTCTAATTACTTCATGTTCTAACCTTCTAATAGCAAGAGCGGTCTCGACTTCAGATTCAGCTCCAATTATGTCAATGTAGATTTGGTTCTTTAAGCTTAGTTGAGGTGTGTTTGCTTTTAATTGTTCAGCCATCTCGTTAAACTTATTGATGTAAGCTAATTTGAAATCATTGTACCCTTGAATATTGAACATGTACATAGTAAAGCCATCCTTAGTTAATAGATACTCCTTATACTCTCTTTTCTGACCATCAACCTTGTAAGTAGTTGGGATACAGAGAGAACGATAATCTCCGTTTTCTAAAATCTTATCTATAGACTCTAAAACATCTGCATGCCTTTTACCTAAACCTTGAGCTATTACTCTACTACTTACTACTAATCCCAGACCATCTCTTTCTTCGATCTGTACGTTTATTAAATTATTTTCCATTGTCTTTATACTGTTTTAATTATTAAGAAAAAGAAAGAGAGACCAGAAAGTTTAACCTCTCTAATCCCTCTTCATATTACTTAAGCCTCACAACTCGTACAATTATTAAAGTTCATCGCCATATTCTTAGCTACTGACTCTGATCTCTGGTAGTACAATGTTTTAAGACCTGATTGCCAAGCGTAGATATATAGAGCGTTAACATCCTTCAGTGGTATATCTGGTGGAATGTTAAGGTTTATACTCTGTGCTTGATCTATATACCTCTGTCTCTGTACGGCTTGTGTTATGATCTCCCTCTGGCTAATCTCCTTGAAAGTTCTAAACACAGCCTTTGTATGATCATCTAGGAAATCTAAGTGTTGAACCGATCCCCTATTGAGCATTATATCTCTCCAAACCTCTTCTGTATTCTTTCCTAATTCTTCTAGTTTCGCCTCTAAGTATTTGTTCTTTCTCATAAAATTACCCTTAGCTAAACCTGCTTTGTAGTAATTAGATGCGAAAGGTTCTACTCCAGGTGAAGTTTGGCCAAGAATTGCAGAAGATGAAGTTGTCAATTTGTTACCCATAAGGCTCTTTATCCCTATGCTCTTACAGTTTATCATCCCGTAACGTTCAGACTATATAATCACCATAGCATCAATTTAATGACACCTTAGGGCAGGATTTCGTGGTATCTCATGGCCGTAGATTAAATCCTTAGGCTGTACATACTAGTCGTTGAACCTTTTAGCTATTTCTAACTAAAGTGGATGCTGATTATCCCCGGTGTAATAGAAGGAGTCCCAGCAATTAACCCTGTTTCCTTTTACCGAGTTTCCCCGATAAGCTCCCCCAACTTAAGGAGCGATTGCCATCAAAGTTGTATTCCTAAGTCCATAACCTTTTAACAACTCTGGCTCACCGTATACTTTTGCTAACTCTTTACTTGCTTTTCTCGCTTTACTCTCGATCTCTTTGAAAACTTTGGCATTAAACGTCTTAGCTTCCATTGATTCGAAAGGTATGTTGTTTTTCTGCAAGTAAGAGTGGTAGCCCATCACCCCTAATCCCAATGCTCTGTGTCTCTTAGCGAATTTATTAACAGCCTCTAAACCAGGAATCCCAGCAGAGTTCTCTATAAATTCAGACATAACAGCATCTAGGAAATAAATAGCTAGTTTTACTGTATCTGTATTCTTCCACTCATCATAAAGCTCTAAGTTAAGTGAAGATAAGCAACATACAAAGCTCTCGTCAGGTCCGTCAAAAAGTCCAATTTCGGAACACTGCCCTATTAATGCACCATTGAACATGCCCATATGTCTTTTAGGCTCAGTAAAACAGTAAGTATCGTGTAAACCTTCTATCTTCTCTGGTTTATTTTCAACTTGAGCAAATCTGACAGCTATCCTATTTGGAGCTTTAACTATATTCCACTTCAATCTATTACAACTCAAACCTAAGTCAACCAATTTACTCAATGCACTACTACTTATAACAATCCTCCATACCGGTTTACAGTCATACTCTTTTAATTCTCCAGTACCATCATTCTTAGGCATTAATGCTCGCCTTGCTTCTTTGTTTAGAGCTAATTTAGAATGACATCCCAAAGTTTGAAGCATTAGTTGTAATTCCCTTAGGAAGTTTTGATTAACCGAAGCTATTTGAAGACTACATGAACCCTCTTTAGCTGTAAGTGAAGTCCCATCAGCATCCAATAAACCTGCTAACCACTTAAGTCTAGATTCAATAGTATAATTAGCTCCTGGAACGAAATACTTAACTTTCAGATCCTTTCCATAACCGTAGTCTCTATTTAGGTTCGCTTGACTAACCCAATTATCCACAGAAGAGAAAAACTTTTGTAAATCCCTCTTCTGGTTGTATAGGTAGATTTTACTTCTAGGTCCATCCATACATCCATCTCCCGAAAAGAATCCATTGTCATAAGCGTGTTCTAAAATTTCCTCACCTTCTATAACAGGCAAATCAAACTTTATTAACTTATCACCTTCTTCTAATTCCTGAGCTCTCTTCTCTACGATTTTACCTCCTCTACCTGGGATTCCAACTTGAACGTAAAATTTATGGTAAGGAGTACAGTCAATCTCTTGTCCAGAACTTAAATTAACTCTAACTAATTCTTGATCTGAACCCGTCTTCTTAACTGTAACTTTACTCCACTCTTCTCCATTCCAAACCTCTACTTCTTGATCTTCCAATTCTCCAATAACTTGATAACCTTTAGATGTAAGTATTTTAGTATAAGAAGCTACACAAAGATTAGAGTGAGTTATCTGCATCTTCTTATCCTTATACACCTGAGGTTTGTTTTTGTTTACATTATCAGTGAAGAATAAATACGGCATTCCCTTTTGTTGTCTACTTTCTAGAACCTTAGCCCATAACTTCCTTTTCTCCATATCTCCATCCACCATCTCTTGCATCCAGTAATCAGGTATACATGCTCCAGTAAATAAGTTTTGTATAGGATTCCCGATATCTCTAATCTGCAAGAACTCTTCAAAATCTGGATGGTCTATGTCAAGGTACGCTGCAAAGGCTCCTCTTCTTGTCAATTTTGTTCCACCAAGGTCGTTAATCTCGGTGCGTTCTCTAATGAACTGCTGTAAGTTTTCCCTACATGTTCAGACTATATCTTTACCAATTAAGGCAGCGTATGTTTCCCCTCACTTGAAGGTACTCCCTAAGGATAGTCGTTGAACCCTTCCCATTTTACAGGGACTCCGGCTGCTGATTGCCCAATACTAACAATTTTCAAACATTCACACTTACCTTTTCAGATTATGTTGTAGTTTGTCAGTCTCTAAGGGTGTCCCAGCAATTAATACACTAGTTTTACAGGTATCCCCAAGAATAAAACTTAAGATCCCTGTGACACAACACCCATAGTCGTATCAAAAATCTGCATAAAAGGAACTGGACCAGAAGATTCACCATTATCCTTGATCTTAGCCCCTCTTTCTCGTATGTTCCCAAAATAACCAGAAGTTCCACCACCAATCTTAGTCTGCATTGTAACCTCTTTCAGCTTATCAGAGATTAGGTTTAGTGAGTCTGGAACGTTAACTCCGAAACAATTATGTACTACAATACCATTACAAGAGAAACTGTGATCCTCCTCTACGGTAAAATCATAAACATCACTCTCTCTATCTGTCTTAGTTATTTCCTTAATTGGGCAGTAAGTGAGTCCATCATGAAAGTCTATTCCCCAAAACTTTGTAAGATCCTCATTAGATAGTTTTATGCTTAAGGCGTGAGGAATTGTTTCTTCTCCAGTTACTTTACTTTTATAAGAAGCTTTGCCGTCTAATTTTAGACTTACCTTTTTACCTAACCTCAAAGCTACTTGATATAGTTGTAAGATAAGCTTAGGGTTTGTTAGTATTAATCTTTCGCTTTTTTCCTCCTTTGAATACCACCCATCGCCATCAAGGACACCTCTTAATATATTAGATAAGTGATTTTTAGGTAAAGTCATCATCCATTCCGGTAATAATTTATTTTTACAGCCGACTCCAAAAGATTTAAAGAAGTTTCCAATAATGTTACTATTAACATTGTAATTAATCCAAGAAGATTTCTTTCCTTTTCGTTCAACATTAGAAACATAACATCCTCCATTCAAGTTAAATGCTTCTGTTACTATCTTAAACCATCTATCTCCCAAATCCTTATCTCTAGTATTTAGTGTGATTCGAATTCCATTAGGTTGCTTTTTATTATTTATAGATAGAGACCCCTCCGCAAACCATAATCCAATAGCCCAAGCTAATTCTTCTGTAACTTCCACGAATTCCCTAGGGCTTGAAAAGTAAGTTACGTGGGTTGTAGTCTTATTTCTACGGGCAGACTTCGCGCTTTTATTCTCTATAGCCTTGCAAATTAAACTATCTTGAATTACATAATTGTAGTCCACGAAAGGTTTTAAATCTATAGTGTAATTCCTCTCTTCCACTTCAGTGATCTCTCTGTTAATGGCAATCATATGAACCCCTTTTACTAGCTCATCAACCCTAACCCAACCTAAATTCGTAAGTACAGGGTGATTTCCAGTAATGAATAAATCCGTAGTTCTAGTGTCTACCTTTAATTTCCATATCGCCTCCTTATTCTTGGAAACTTGAATATCACTAATAGGTCTAAATCTGCCTTTATGGGTCAGCACTTTATCTCCTATTTTAATATCCTTAGCTTGTTTGCCTCCAAACTCAGTATTTATCCAAGTATTAGGCTCTACACAACTAATAGGCAAACCTCTCTGTGTACCCATGTTAGCCCAAATAGGTGAACTTAAACTCATCCAACCATTCCAGACAATTTCTTTAAACTTTTCCTTAAGGTCAGGGCGTTTTAGTCTCTTGGCAGCTGCAGAAGTTATCCTCTCAAGTGCTCCATCTAGGTTTTCTCCTCTAAGTAAGTAACCTCCATTTAGCATTCTAGACGATTCTTCATTAAACCACCAAGGAACCTTAACGTCTTGATTTTCATTTGTTAAACTCATATATAGATCTATTTTTGTTATATCTTCTCTACATATAAGTCTTTACCCTCCCTCTCTAGCCGGTCAGAGCTTTTAAATCCTTTTCTACATTTCTAATCTCCGTATCGAACCAAGATCTATCCTCATCATTAAAGTTCTCATATTCACCTAGAAGTTCTGCATACGTACCACCAAAGCCATCATAAGGGGAATAGTAATATCTCTCAAGCATCCCTTTCTCATCATCTAAAATCAACTCATCATAATCACCATTGAGTAGAACAACCGAATCTTCCTCCTTTACGTACCTTATTTGTATATCCTCGTCCCAGTAATCTTTAGGCGCTCCATGTAATCTATAAGCCCTAACTATTTTCTCTAACTGTTCAAGGCTGCTATCTGAGAGTTTTTCTAGTCCGATTATTACAATTCCATCTTCAGCCATATCTCTTCTTTTGCCATTAGTTCTTCTTCTATGGTTGGGAAAGGTCTAACAACGTCTCTAGGTACATAAAAGTCTTGTTCACAGTCAGGATAATCTAATAAACCTAATGTCACCTGATCTCCTTTGTCGTGGTGAACTAAGTAAGGCTCTCTGTTTGGATCATCAACAAAATACATAACTCTCCAGCTCTCTAATATCTCTTGTTTACTTACCTGTTGAACCATAACCTCCTGATCCTCTATCTGTTTCACTTAATTCTTCTACCTCTTCAAACTCAATCTTAGGGTACGGGATAATTATAAGTTGAGCAAATCTTTCACCTAACTCATATATCTCCGGATCCTCACATGTTGGGTTGAATACAGACTTTATTGGACCTCTATAGTTTGAATCGATTACACCTACAGAGTTTGTCATTTCTAGATCTTTCTTACAAATTGAGCTTCTAGGGAATAACAACCCAACGTAACCATCCGGGATCTCTAATGCAAGGTCGCTGGTGTATATGTACTGTCCTTTCTCGTTTACTTTATAGGCTGTTGCTGTAAGGTCTAATCCTGCATCCCCATCCTTAGCATATTTAGGGATTACAGCGCTTTTGTCTAGTCTTTTGATTTTTACTTTCATTTTTCTTTCTTTTTTTTCTCTCTTTTTAGTTGTTATCTTCTTGTTCAATTAATGGTAGGTGTCCTTTTTGTTTTAATAGCTCGTATAGGAATAATCTACCCTTCTGAGTCCATCTTGTGTGTAACTGATCCCCTTTTCTGCCGTCTTTGTAAGTTATCGGAGTAGTGTGGGATTTAGTGTAGCCAAGCTTAGCATACTCTTTATACAGGATCCATTGACCACTTTGTTTGAACTGTATTTTATTTTCGTGAAGTAGCTTGTTTAACTCTTGAGCCGTCATTCCATAATCCTTAGCTATTTGAGTTACTGTGGTCGTATCTGTTGAAGCTAGAATCTGATCATAATAAGTTACTTTAGGTTCATACTCAGCTATTAGGACATTCTTCACTTCAATTTCACCTTTAAGCTTTTCATTTCTCTCTACTTCATCTGCATAGGCTCTTAAGGCTTCAACTAAAGTCAGTCTCGGATTAATCTTTGTCTGAGCATTCTCTAACTCTTCCCATCTTAAAATTAACTTAGCTCTAATCTCATCATTCCATTTAGTAGCTACATATAAAACCTCTCGCTTATCTAGTTGGTATTCAGGAAGTTTTCTCCCAGTTGTATCCTCGTATTCACTGAGCCCAAATTTGGACTGAGTGATTTTCTCCCAAGCCGGCTCCATATTTCGAATATCCCTCAATACGTGCTTATGCTGCTTACCTGTAATTTCTGCTATTTCTCTACTGGACATTTTAGGGGAGTTACTATTATTCGCTCCACCTACTTCTTTTAATAATTCCATATCTTTAAACTATTTTTTTTTTATTTATTATTTCACTCAGGGTAAATCTTCCCTTAGTTCAACCCTTGCTCACTTTTGGGCGGGGCTATAGATTGGCTATGATTTCAGCCGATCTCTTAACTACTTGATACTGAACATTTCTCCAATTTAGGATAGTTGTACTTTTAACCAACTCAAATGTGAGGACGTTAAACCCCTTTCTCTTTCCATGGTAGTATCCCGTTCTCTTTTAGTTTGTCATATATAAAAGCCCTGCCCATAGGAGTCCACTTAGGGCTAATCATGTAATCCTTGTGACCTGTTGGTATAGCTTCTACGTAACCCTTGCCTTGATATTCTACATAGAGTTTCCACGCTTGAGCTCCATTAGGTTTATAGATGATTCCTAGTGCTTTCAGTTTATTGTTTAAGGCTTGAGCTGATAAGTTATATTCACTGGCTATTTCTCTAGTTGAATATCTGCAGTTCTTTCTCTTCAGGATATCCTCTCTATACTTTGAAACTCCCTCTTTTAATACAACTTTTGCGGGCTTATCTTCTTCTATAACTTCAGGCTCTACTGGGAATATCTCATCAATATCTTCTGCAGCCTTCTTATTAGCATCTACTTCCGCTATTACCTTATCCAGTAGTTTTGACATTCGATTAGCCTTAACTTGATCTAATAACTGTTCTAAAGCTGATTCATAGTCTGACGGTAGAGTATAGGCCTTTTCATCTTCAAACTTTCTCCAGGCTTCTATAATCTTAGCTCTGATTCTATTGCTGTAATTAACGGTTGCGTATAAGGTTTCTTCTTTGTTTAGTAGGTATCCATTCTCATATCTCTCAAATTCAGCTCCAAATACCGCTCTCCACATCCCTTCAACTCCTGCAATGTCTCTAAGTAAAATATCATGGCTTTCTCCTGTTAAGCTTGCGATCTCTTCTGATGTCATTTTAAGTAATCTCATTTTTCCTAGTATTTAATGTTAGCCACTCCGTAATGTTGCAAAGTTAAGACGATCTGATCCGTATCTATAAACCCTGGCAGTAGTCTTCTTAACTTCGCTCCTTTGAAATAAATATAATCTCTATCAGCTGTAATCTTTTCTGTATACGATTCATTAGAGTTAGCTGAGAAAGTTAGTCCGTTAATTCTCTTGATTGTTTTTCTGTCAATTGTTACCATAATGTTGTTGTTTAAATGTTATTAAAAATGAGAGAGAAGAGCTTGTTTATTGACTCCTCCCTCTCTAGTTATGAAAAATGTATTAAAATGTTTAGAATAAGCTCTCTGCATCAAACGGCTTATCATGCTTAGTGTACGCTGTAGGTCGTTTAGCAAAGAAATCATCAGACTCTCCAGAAAATACCTCCTCATCAAACCACTTCATTTTACTGTATTGTTCTGCTGTTATGTTGTAGATTTTATTGTAACCCATTTGTTCTAAGGCTGTGTCTACTCTGAATTTCATGAAGTTAACTACATCTTCCTTAGTATACCATTCAAATTCCCCTTCTTCAAATATCCAGTCTAGTAGTTCAGATTCGTAAGCTATGTAGTCTTTTATGATTTCCTCTACAGCTTCCTGACTCTTCTTCATTTCTGGGTGTTCTAGGAAGATTTGATTTAAGATGAATAGGCCTCCCGAAGCATGGCAATTGGAGATGATTACAGGTCTATTATTTCCTCTCTTAACAATGATACCACCTGAAGGAACCGTAACACAACCTACCTCTAAATCTGGAGATGCATCCTCAATCAACTTTTTCTTGTAAGTCGCAATTGAAACCTCTCCTGAATCCTTGTTAGTTAAGTTGACTCTATAGTATTGTTTTGCTCCGGTTTTCTTATTTAGTGATATCTTTGTTACATACCCAGCTAAAATCCCTAAAGCTTGTATAGTCTCTGCATCTTGTTCGTTATCAGTTGTGAAGACTATAGTTCCATTATCCCTTACTGTAGTTGTCCAAAATGAGAATTCCTTAATAAACTCCTCTGCATATTTACGGCTAACTTTACCAAGATCCACCCATTCAAGGCTTTTAGGTGATGGAATATTCAAAGCGCTATAATCTAGTCTAATTGTTGTAATACCTTTTTGATCTTTAGTCTCAGAAAACTTAACTCCTAATTTATTTAAAAGATCCTTCAGTTTAACTATCTTATCTTCTATTTGAGTTCTGAATACTAAGGATTTGTTGTTTCTTAAAGTTCCACAAGATCTAGCTGCTATTCTAAATCTCTCTAAATCTGTAAGTTCAACCTCATTATCACTCTCAAATAAACCTGTAACTGGGATAGCATTAGTTTGTACAGTTTTTAGATCTTTCAACATGCTCTTCTGCCAACCTTCTTTGTTTCGGTAAATTACATCATGATCCTCCGTCATAGTTACTCCAGAATAAGTGTTAGAGAAATCGTATAGCTTCTTGTCCCCTAGCTTCTTATTAATCGTCTTAAGTACTATCTCTAATCTTATCTTCCCTTCTTTAAATCCAAACACTTCATCACCTACCTGCACATCTTTAATCATTCTCCATCCTTTTGGTGTAAGTATTTGGGTATCACGAAGGTCTAAGCAGTTTTCATCTACAGCACTCCAGTTAATCATATTCGCTATATTCTTCATCGCCCCTTTAAATCGAGACATAGCTAGAATATTCGCAAATTGGCTAAACAAGCTAGAATTCTCAATAACGATTACAAAGAAGAGCAGCTTATCTACAAAGTCTATATCCGGCCCAAAGTGCTTTTCAAACAGTTCTAGTTTCTTTTTAAATACCGGAATTTCTATTAGCTTTTTAAACTCATCATTATAACCTAAGACCTCTATTAATCTACTATATGCCTCTGAATGTCTGACCTCTGACTCTGCAAATGTCGCTCCAAGGTTATTAAATTCAGGTTTTGGAAGTACTTTATGAATATCTCCCCAAAAAGGTTTAACTGCTACTTCAACCTGAGCGATAGCCAAAGCGTTTCTCTTAATACACTCTTGTTCATGTGGCTTAAGCTTAGTTTTAAAATCCTGAACGTCTGCATCAAAGTTTACCTCAGAATGTACCCAGAAAGTTTTATTCATTGCGTCTATAAACTGTTGAACCTCTGGGTATTCGAAAGGTTTGTATTCGGTTCTCTTTTTGAAAATATCTCTGCTCATTATAATTTGTTTTTTTTTAGTTACTTAATTCTTTGTTTTGCATAATCTAACATTTCATCCAACATCTTACACCCCTCTGAATACTTAGGTTTATTGACCCCTCTTATTTTTATTTCCTGAGCTCTTTCCTCTATTCTATCTAAGTGGCATCTCTCAATCCATTCAAATGTATCAACTATTTTCTTGACCCATAGACTATACTGAACCGCTTCCATATACCAGTCATACTCTCCAGCTAAAGTTCCACCTACACTATTTACTAAATCCACTATTGGTTGAATCACAGTATTTGAAATAGTTCCATCCAGTTCCTTTAAACTTCTAGATAAACTCACGTAAGCATCTAATCGTTCTTCTACAGGTTTACTTAGTATTCCCTCATACTCCTTCACTTTCTCCTCTACAATCTCCCTGTGTCTTTCTAGTTCTGGAGCTATTAAGTGATCTAATTTCCCTAACAGCACTTCAAGTCTACTAATTAAATCTTCTGGTAATGTTTTCTTGTTGATATCGTAATAGTCATAGATAGATATTGCACCTTTCGAATCAAACCCTTTCTCCTCATAAATCTTCTCTAACTTATCAACAGCCTCATAATGTACCTTTAATTCTGAATCTAACATACTCTCAACTAACATACTTATTATACATCTTAATTTCGTCCCTAAGCTCACTGATCATTCGAACCGCTGCAGGGAATTTTACATACTTTTTAGCCATGATCTCCAACTGCTTAATAACTTCATCCGCTCTCCATGGTGTTGTTCTTAGAATCTCGCTATATTTGTCTAAACGAGCTCTTACTTGCCGGTTCACTATAGGTTCCATCAATCCTTCCATACCTTTACTCATCTTCTTCGTTTAGAGCGTCCATGAACTTCTGCCACACATCCTTTACAACCTCCTTAATTCCCATGACTCCTATCAATAAAACAACTAAGAGATTAATGGCAGGTAGTATGGACGCAATTAACAATACTTTTCTTATTTTCTTACCCTTTAATCCTATCTTCACTCTAAATTCATAATCCGACACAACTGTAACTAAAAATGCGGATAGACCTATGTGAATCAAGATATGGATAAATATGAAAATTGCTGTCTCCATAGTTTAGTAAGTGATTGGTGTTAGTTCCTTCTTAGTTCTACCTCCAATATAGCAAGGGATAGTCAGTTCATACCCTACATTATCTGCCTTAGATGCTTTATTATACACCTCACCATCATTAGGAGTAACTACCATATAATCAAATCCATACTCATACTCCCAATTTAGTTTACTTTTAAGCATTACCTCTGATATACTATTGCTTAGGAAATTAATCTTAATACTAGTAACTACAAATCGAACATAATAAATATCACCTTCCGTTTCACTAGAGAATTTATACCCCTTCCCTTTCAGTGTTGTAGCATCGGTTACATTAGCAGGTACAGGTGGAAGTTTCTCCTCATCTACATTCTTAGGATTACTTCTCTCCATCTGTTTAATAGCATCCTTAGTGAGTCTTAGTGTGTATTCTGCATTACTAGTTTTCTCCACTTCCCAATCCTCATCAGACCAAAATACTTCCCCAACATGAGCTCTCTTAAATGCCTCTTCAAATGTAATAATCTCTTCCTCAGTTTGTCTTGGAGTTATCGCTAATGAATCTTCAACTGCCTGTATACTATCATTAGCTACTCCTTCCGTTTTTACTTCTTTTTCTTTAGCGCATGAAATAATTCCTAAACCTAACAATACGCTTAATACTACTTTTTTCATAACTTTTTACTTTTTTTATTAATTAATCTTCTTCTATCTCATGAACCACATCGATAAGGCTTTCTTTTGCTATTTTATATGAGAATTCCAGAGCAAACCCAATAAATACTAGAAAGTTCACCACAGGAATTACACTCAACACAAATAACGTTTTTCTCTTGATCTTGTTTTGGAATTGTCTATCTCGAATCTCCTGAACAAGAAAATAACTACATAAGGCATAACCATAAAACAATATAGCTATCATTGACGTTACTAAAAATATCTTCATCATACCTTTACTTTATTCTCTTTATTATTCTCCATTTTCTTCATATTCTTTTCGTTCTCCTATTACAGTTAATTTACACCTCTCCCAATTTGAACTAAACTTTTTACCATCAATAACAGGGTACACGCTCATTATAGGCTCTTCCCCTTCATTCCACACTAGGTTAAAGTCCAGTTCGAAATAAGCTTGACAGTCATCTCTTTCTAAACCTAATACAAACCATGCGTCCTCCCAACCCTGAATCGACATCTCCTCTTGTAAATTGAATACCTCTCTAAACCCAAAAGCTTCAACCACAAGAAGATCAGTTTTGAAATTAATTATTGCTTCCATCTTTCTTCTTTTTGAATACTGTCGGTTCTGGGTATATGATCTCAGCCTTATAACTCTCAACCTCTCCATTACAACCATATACTACCCACATCTCTCCATCTTCCCCTCTACAATATATGGTGAACTCTAGCTCCGGATGTTTGAATGATATATCTCCTATTTCCTCTTCGCACTGATACCATTTAGCGTTGAAGTACAGAGTTATTAGATCAGTTTTTCCTTCGTCCATAGCCTTTATTATATCTTGAGCCTCATACTCTAAACTCTGAACTAAATCTGGACAAAAAGCCTGGAGATCCTCTATAAACTTTTCCTCCTTACCGTCACTCAAACCTCTTATAATAACCTCGTAATCTGAATAGTATCCCATTTCTGTTTGTTTTTATTAATAATTTTCCCACGTATGCTCACTGTTTTTAAAGTAATCCACCCTAAGGATATCAAAGTTTCTAGTCATACAGGTTACCCTAATTTCTATATCCAGGTATTTGAAGGTAATATTATCAATTTCATCATACATCTCGTCCCACTTTTCTGATATTGCTAAGTATAACTCTTTCTTTCCATCTCTACTTCTTAAAAACCACTCCAACTGTCCTTTATACATCCTCATAAAAACTGGACATAACTCTTCAAAATCTTTATATACTTTAGCTTCATCTTTTCCTCTAAGTCCACATATCTCCATTGAATATCTAAACTCACCATTCTGATAATACATTCTTAATATATTCAACTAATTTATCCTTATCTTTCTTGTGAACTACCTCTAAGTGAGGCTTCAAGATAACCCTAAGGGGTTACCGGGTTCGTTCCAAACCCTTGTTTAAAGATATTTATAGCTGCATTATAATCCCGATCCAATCCTTTTTCATGTAAATCACATTTTGGATCGGGACATAGCCATATTCTATCAGTTAACTTTAAATTATTATTAATACAACCACAACTGCTACAACTTTTTGAACTAGGATAATACTTAGGTATAACAACTAGGTTACATCCATATTGTTCAGCCTTATAAGTTAATAACTTTCTAAAAGTAAACCAAGAACAATCAGAGATTCTTCTAGCTAAGTCTTTACTTCCACTTTGAAGCATACTCTTTATATCCAAATCTTCTATAGCTATACTATCATAAGTAGTTACTAGTTCTTCAGTTAACTTATGTAAAAAGTCTGACCTTTGATTAGCAATCTTTTCATGAAGTTTAGCTATATCTAGTCTAACTCGTTTACCCTTAGATTTACTGAATTTAGCTTGTAGATCTTTAAGTTTATCCAAGTTACGCTCTAGATGCATTGGGTAAGTTCTAGTATCTTTATTAGAAAGTGTAGCATAAGTTTTAATCCCTAGGTCCACCCCAGTAGCAGAGCTAGGATCCACTTTGGGTTTAGCTGGTATTTGACTATCATACTCAACTGTAAGTGAAACATAGTATTTACCTGAAGGATTTAACTTAATAGTGGCATTTTTGATTACACCTATGATTTCTCTATGTTGTTTAACTTTGATACCTTCTTTGAACTTAGGAAAGTATAAACGATTATCCTTTAGTTTAACGAATTGTGGTATCCTAAAGCTAAACTTATGAGTCTTCTTAGATTTGAATTTAGGAAAACTTGTTCTACCTTGACAAAAATTAGTGAAAGCTCTATCTAAATTTCTTAATACCTGTTGTAGAGTCTGAGAGTTAATCTCGTTTAACCAAGAATACTCTTCTAATTTCTTTAAGTGAGTCAAAGCTTTACATAATTCAGCGTGATTAAGATTAATTCCTGTTTTATTATAGTAATATTGTTTAAATTCTAGCATAGTATTA